CTGTTGCAAATTCGATTACATGTGTGGTCGGCGAATTTGCTTCTGCGCGAATCGTAATTGCTCGGACGCCTTTCAACTTCTTGCCATCCTGATACACATCGCAACGATGGCCTACAGCGTGCTGCACAAATACCAGCGCAGGCGGTTCGTCAAATTCCAATATAAACTTTTGACGCGTGCCATCCATCTTGTCTTCACCCCACTTTCACAAACTTTTCATACCACTCCTGATATGACATCGACGCTGGCACAAGGTATGTCTTACCAGTAACCGGATCACGCGCCCGGCGCTGTAAATTAGCTTCCTCACCCACATCAATCACCGCTATCGTTGTACTGCGGCAATATGGATGCAGCGGAGGCATGTTAACACCTGGTCGCGCATCTTTGACCAGATATACCTTGTTGTCATGTTGGCGGCATATTTGAGACGTGCGCAAGTCCAACGTCGCCACAAACCGGTACCGCTCGATTTCCGCTTCCTCGTAGGCCTCCATTTCAGCCATGTTCGCAAAGTATGTTGTCTCGGTGCGGATAAGGCGGTTTGCTGCGTGTTTGGCGACGTTAAAACGTTCCTCAAGTTGCTTCCGCATCTTTTCGATGCTGGCACCGCTCATGATGCCGCCGGTGATGACTTGTGTCAGAGTGCGAGCCAGAACGTCCGTATTGTCCCAAATACGGCTGCTGAAGTGTTCACCACTCCACGGCCTTCTAACAATCGCCTCAACCGTCCGGCGCGGAATTGTGGCAAAATCAAAGGCATATCCGACGCCTTGCTGGATGTCAAAAAGCGTGCGGTAATATGCCTCGTTGATCGTGTCAATATATCCTTGTGTCGATAATCGTATCTCCGCATCAGCAATTAGCTTTGATTGGATGAGCATATCCGCCTGCATTGCCATTCGCCGGGTTATTCGCGCTGCATATGCCCGCGAGTTTAAGATAGCCAGCAACCGCCGACGGATATCGGGATCACTAGCCTTTCGGTACTGGTCACGGATTCTTTCCCATTCCCTGCGGCTGATGGGTTCAGACAGCAGGCGTTGTGCTTCCTCCGGCGTCATGCCACTGTTCTTTAGGTATGTGCCGAAAATGCGTTCGATGGATTCCAGGACGTTTTGTTGACCGCGATCGTAGGCTGTTACGACATGGCGCACAACCTCGTCATTTTGGCGGTGATAGTCGGCCATGCGCTGTTGTGCCCGGCGCTCCCAGTACTCATTGCTCCTGCGCATTTACATCGCCCTCATCCCCCATTGGCATGCCGAATTCGCGAGCCATTCGCGCCGCGCTACGCTCCTTTTCTTCTTCGACGATCTGATTTTCCGTGGCCGGATCGTCCACAAAAGAAAGTTGTCCAATTAGCGTTTGGTTGCTGACCATATCCCGCAGTGTTGCGATCATTTGAGCGGCCTCCATGTCGTTAGCCGGGAGGTTGCGCGTCATGGTGATCGTTACATCGGACACATCGACCGCTTTACCCTTTACACGGAGGACGTTAGCGAACAGTTCGAGCCGTTTGCGCAAACCCTTTTTGAAATACCGCTCCTTGATGATCGCCAATTGCTCCAATCCGAGCAGCTTATACTTCATTGCCACGCCGGATGCATTGGCCGCGAAGTTCTTGTCCGTCAGGTTTGGAACCATAGCGAACTGATGGATATCGTCCCGAATCGCGTTCCGGAGCACCTCTACATCAGACTCAGACAGATTCTTGATGAGCCAAGCAGCGTCCGCGTCTTGACCAGAAGGAAGTTCCAACACCTTGTATTCCTTCAAAAGCCGAATTGTGCGGCCTGCTTCCTCTTCATCGTCGCCTAGCGACACGCCTTTGAGTTTCAGGATCGCATCGACCAATTGCTCTTTATCGTTGACACGATCACTCATCAGCACGTTATATGCGTCGATCAGGCTGATTTGCTGTTCAAAGTCGCCTTGCTGTTCCTCGTTGTTCCAAAATTCCACGATAGGTACGCCGCCGAAATAGTGCGGTTCGCGGCCCAATTCCTCATATGTCTGGCTGCCGAGGTCTTTGACCAAATAATGAATGACCTCGCCTTCGGTGTACACATTCACGTAGTAGCCCACGACGGAATTACTGATGTCTCGCTTTTCGTAAAAATGACACCCGAACAGCGGAAGATGCTCTATCGTGTCATCCACAACAAGGAAAATATGGCGCGGATCGATCAATGCCGGTCGAGGGTACGGGTTATCGTCGCTGGTCATGTAATACAATTCCCGTCCCACGCCAAAGATGCTCAAGTCTTTTGCAAGCTCTGCGTCGTGCGAAACGACATCCCCGCGCTTGAACACCTCGAGAATATCGTCTATCCCGTCGCCCTCGTACTTGACCGGATCACCCATCACATATCCAACCGCGATATCCGTAATGTACTTGGCATGGTTGGCAACAAGCCGGTTATTCGGTAGCCCTTTCGCGTCCATGTTGCGCGCCAATATTGGGTGTTTGCCGAGATAATAGGATTCTAACTTGTCCAAACGCGGCACGCTTTTCAAGTGCTCTTGTATGCAGTTTCGGATCATCTCCGGCGGGATGTCGTTCCAGTTCGGGAGCAATGACCGATCTCGGATAATTGCCATCATCTCACCCCAATCTTTGCCTTGTTGCCAATCCGCAGTTTCGCATATCTCATTTCATCCTCAAGCGCATATCTCACAGCGTCGATGCTGTGGTTATCCCGGTCCGGGTAGCCATCTTTCCATCCGCCGTTGCCGTCCGGCTCGAGCTCGTACCCTTCGAACTCTCGCGCCGTGTTCGGGCAGCGTACCGGGTCGATCACGATTTCGTCCAGGTCTTCGAGGAATTTCATGCCATGCTCCACGCTGTCAGGACCTTTCTTCGCGCCGGCGATGTTGAGACCGAGATTTCGAAGCTCCGCGATCGTCCGCGGCTCAGCGCTGTCGGCAGTCACTCGGGCATTGCTCTTGTTCTCGGCCTTGATGGCGTCCGCCAACGCCCTATTGCTCATGCTGACCTTGTGGATCTCGTAGAAGATGAACAGCCGGCGCCGTGTGGCGTCGAAGTGCATGACCGCATAATGCGTCGGGTGCGCTGCGAAGCCGAAGTCGAGCCCGCGCTTGATGCGGTCGAACGTCGCAATCTCATCGTCGCTGATCCGGCGCAGCGTGAGGTTGCGGAACACCTCACCACCCGTGCCGACGTCCTCGCCCAGGTACTCGTGCCGGTACGCCAGCTCGTTGCGCTGCTTGAGCGTCTCGGCCTCGATAAAGAACTGCTCGCCGAGCCACTCGCGCGGCACGTCCAAATATGTGCTGTGGTGGACATACCAGCCGTCCGGCGGATTGCTCTTGTATTCATGCACCCAGCGCTTGCGGCTTTTGGGTGGATTGTAGGTGTAGAACACCTTGTACGTCTGCCCACCGCGCAGGGCCGTCTGGTTAATACTGCGGATGTCCTCGATACTGAATTCGTCCGCCTCTTCGTACCAGACAAACTTAAAAAAGCCTTTGCGAAGTCGCAAAGACTTGATTTTGATTGGGTTATCGGCACCGCGAAAGATGATCTTCTGCCCGGTAGGTTTGTACGTGATCCGGAGTGTCGACGCTGGCATGTCGAACAAGTGAGCCAGACCCAGCTTCTCAATCGCCCAAACGAACGACTCATACACCGACTCACGCAACGTGTCTTTGACCTTCCGGAGCGCTAGGGCGTTTGCATTCGGATCTTTGAGCATCCCCGTGATGATCTCCGTCGGCGTAAACGAGGATTTCGTGCTGCCCCGGCCGCCGCCAAGGAGGAAGTGTGTCGCAGCGTCTTCCTTGATCGCGTGATGTACCTCGTAAAAGCTCGGCGCGATCAGCTCTGTCAGCCGCACCTGCATCTCAACCCTACCACCTCCGCGTGGACATATGTACATAATCCCGAATTTTGTACATATGTCTGGACGTTCAAACGCCGAAATCAGGCGAATTTGACCATTACGAGCGATTTTGTTCGCTACTTATCAGCCGCATCATCGATTTATTTCATACACAAAGTGCAAATTACACGATCTCGCGAATTCTCGTTATTTCTCCGACTTTTGCGGCACGTCATCGACGATCTGTACCGCGCCTTGGACATCGACTTGTTGACGGTCAAGCCACATCCCAAAGCGTTTGCCAAGCAATTCGAGCGCCCGGTTTTTGTCATGGAATCGCACTTCGCGCTCAACCAGAGGTTCGCCGTCGTCCGTATATCCGATGGTTTTGACTTTCACCGACTGCACGGCGTTAAGGTCATCTTCCGTCGCTGTTGGCTTGATTTCGCCTGTGAGCATATCAACCACATTAGCCGGGTTCACGAGGGCGAGCCGCGCCAGTTCGCGTATCACCCGTTCCTGATTGATACCTGTTCGTTTCGAGAGTTCTGCCATTCTCTGATCGATATATGCGCGAACCTTTGCATTGCTCAACAGTCTGCTTCCTTGTTGCTCCGCCGACTTCGGGCTATATCCAGCCCTGATAGCAGCCATCTTCGCATTCATGTCGATCAGCCACTCATCCGCAAACCTCTGTTGCTTCAGCGAAAGACTCATCCCCCGTCACCTGCCTTCCACATCTCCTTACATCACTTCGTTCTCCGCAAAGTATCGCCCCCGCCCCCGCCTCTGCATCTATGGGACGTTTCCCGTCGGCTTTATGCCGCGCTCCAAAAATAAGCCGGTCATTTGAACGACTCTTTGATGACAGTCCGTGCTTCCGCAATCTCGATATATTCGGCTTCTCGCTCAATACCGATAAAGCCGAACCCCTCACGCCGTGCCGCTACTAATGTCGAACCGCTGCCTGCGAACGGGTCGAGGACGACTCCGCCCGGCGGCGTCACCAACCGCACCAGCCACGCCATAAGGTCAGTGGGTTTGACGGTTGGGTGACGGTTGGTCGCACCGATTTCTTCACCGCGCCAATCGCTGTTTCGATCTCGTTTGCTCGCCTTTTTACAAAGGTATTCCGGGGTTACGTTGAAATATGGCGAGAAAAAGGCGTCCGGCTCCGTCGTGATGCAGTTGGCGGGGAAGCGGCCAACAGCTAACCGTGCTTCCGCGTTCTGCGGCATACCCTTCGCGCTCATCATTAACGCATTTCCGCCCGGTTTATTCGCAGCCGGTTGATT